TTCGCCAGAACCTTTGGAGCGCCGACTGGAAAGCTTATCTTCTTTGGCTTCACTAGAACAGTCGGTTCCTCCTTCTTCAGATAACTCTGAAAAGAAGGTTCAATCTCAGGAACCTGAGCAATCATTAGAAGCTGTTGATCTTTTGGAATCGCTCTTCGACTTCTAGTTGTTGTACCGGCCCAAATGCCCCACATATCGTGTGCTACGGCATAGTTAAGGCATTCATTTGCCACCGGGCACGCGGCACATATAGGCCGTGTTAGCTCCATCCTCCCCTTTGATTCATCTCCGGTAAACAACCGGGGGAAGTCATTGCATCTTCCCTCTTGTGACCATTCAGACCGTTTGCGTCCAGTCACCGCTGGAGCGTCCCCTATTCCCATAGCATCATCTTAACCGTGGCATAGAGTAGTGGCAAGTCGGGAACCAAGTAGTCCGGCATGTGTCAAGGGTCAAAAACAAGTAGTGCTTTGGGCTTGCGCTCTGTCCCGAAGTAGTTATAGAATCAAAGGGTAAGGCCGGTAGCTCAGAGAGCTACCGGCCTTCAGGGCGTCTAGGGCACTTTACAGGGCAGTTAGGACGCTACGTGATCGCCCTGCTTCGCTGGTGCTTCCACCTGCGGAGTCTGGTTAGGTACTCGCCACGTAATACCGTAAGAGGCAAGCACAGCGAGAACCACAGTAGACCACTCATACTGAGTGATGAACTGAATACCCTGCTCAGGCATATGCTGAGTTGCGAGGATAATAGAGATAGAGCCTACGGCGGCGGCAAAGCCGGAGGCGTAGGACTTAGCGTTAATCTTAAAGTGGTCCATTACATCAGCTTTCTCGGTCGAAGATATCCAAGCAAAGAAGCCTTGGAAAGAGTCACCACAGCACTGGAACCTTTATTGCCAGCACTAGTAGCGTTGTTGCTAAGGGTCTTTACGTACCCATTTCCCATATCCTGAATGATGATACCGACGTGGGACATAGGGGTATTACCGCCAGCGCCCCAAACAGCAACGTCACCCATTTGGGTCTTTTGGTTATTAGCCACCTGCTGGTAAGCCTTCTGGTCATAGTTATGCCAAATCTCTTGAGCATAGCCAACCATAGGGGCCTGACCACCTACGAATCCTGTGGTATAGAAATCATAGAGGTCTACGCACTGAGCGCCATAAGCATGGTCGTAATCCAGATACCTATTGGTGTTAGAGGCAATCCAATTAGCGGAGCCGTTTCTACCGATAGTAGGGGCATTACGGGCACCCTCATTATAGGACGACATAATAGCCTGAGCTTGGGCGAATTGCTTTTGATAGTTAGAGCCGTCACTAAAAGCGCTTCTCTGAACTGCCTGAGCCCTAGCCCACGGTGTATCGCCTTGTGCGGCGCTCAAATGGTCGAAGAATGTTCCCGCCGCGTAGTTGGGATCGAGGACCTGACCGGGGGCACCCCAGCCCTGAGAGGGGCGTTGCTGGAACAATCCGAGGCTGTCTCTGTCGCCTCCGTTGACATTCCTTAGACCGGATTCAGCAAGAGCAGTCATAATACCGATTTGGATATCACTATCTCCCAAACCTCTTGCTTTACCGGCCTGAATGATAGCGTTAACGTTAGCCGATTGTTCTCCGTCGAGGCCGTTAATAGGCATACCTCCCACAGAAGAGCTACCTACGCCCAAACCATTAAAGGCGGCGGTGCGTGCACCATTAGCCTTTTGGACTTGGGTGTTAACGATATCATTCTGAGCACGTCCCATATCAGCAATAGGGTCGCCATTAAGGCCAAGCTCGTCGGCGTTAGCGGGTCTAATAGACGTGCCTCCGACATTCTCCTGCATATTAGCGGCATTAGCCTGAGCGGGTGAGCTATTAGTATCAGGTGCCTGAGCCATACCTAAAGGAGCAGTAGGCTGAGCCAGCCCCGCAGACTGGTTATTAGCCTGCGGGGCTGGCATAGAATCAAAGTGATCCTGAGTGCCTTGCATATATTTAGATACGGCAGGGCTCTTAGGGGCCGTCCCGAAAGGGTCAGCCGATATAGGGGTAGCTATATCAGCCACTCTGATTCCTCCTGTAATCCGCCTTAGCGGTACTAAACTTTGCCTTCTGCTCTCCAACATAGGATCGCTGAGCGGCTGGGCTATTATAGTCGGTAATCTTTAGACCGCTAAGGAAGTTAGCAATCTGCAAAGCCGCTACGTCAGACTGAGCTACTCCGTGAGCAGGTCCATTAGCTGTATCTGTTCGTCCGCTTCCATCAATATTCTTACCGGTCATCTTAGACAACAGACCACCATAAGAACCCGTTAGGGAATCCTGAAGATACTGACCGGGGTCGGTAATAGGAACTCCATTAGCAGTTTGAGTAGCAAGATCAACAGGTATCTTGGCAAAGGGACTTACTGCACCGAGAACTGTCTTTCCCATATTAAGCTCAGAAGAACCGTTCATCAATCCTCCGGGAGTTACTCCGGCTCCTAGTTGGTCCATAACGTCAGTGACCGGGTTAGCAAAGTTAATACCCCACAGGGATTGTCCCTCGCCCTGCATAAGAGGGCCGATAACGTTGTCGTAATAATAGCTGGGCATCTGTGCATTAGGCGGAAATGGGTTACCAAGGCTAACGGGATCAATACCGTTAGCCTTAGCAGCTTCATAAAGCGCCTTCTGTGGGACGAGAGCTACGCCCGGCTTATTCATTAGCGTATCTACAATACGAGGCGTAATACCTCGGAGCCACGTATAGTACATGAATGCCGGTCGGACGTACTTAGCTTCCTTAGCCGTGAAGTCAGTAGACGTAGGAATCCATTTAAGAACCTGTTCCTCCATAGAGGCTTTCAGTTCATGGACGTCCTTGAACTTCCCCTTCATAGCGTGGTCGATAGCCATAGCAGTTCGGCTGAAGTTATCTCGCGTTGCCGCAAGGTTATTCAGAGAGAACGTATCGTTATCGAGAACCTTGTGCTGAATACCTTCCAGAGCATTACCGAACCTATTAAGGGACGAAGGATCAGCATTGTGCATAAAGTCTTCTGCTACACCACCGCCGTGATGGGCTGGCATAATAGGACCGTCCTGCATAAGCCGGTACATAGACTCATAGCTGATCTTCTGCGGCTTACCGCCGACGTGAATAACAATACCGTCGCCTCTACCGTGAACTTCAAACTCTCCATTGGTAGTAGCCTTATGCCATTTGTAGGCTTCCAGAGGGTTATCTCCAAAGGCTTTCATCTCCTTACCATTAGCTTTCATCATGGCAATAGAGTGGCGATAAGGGGTTAGACTGGAAACACCGGCAAGGTAGTTACGCATGATGTCACCGAGCGTGTTATTAACCCAGTGACCGGGCCTCACGATGGTCTGAGAAGCCTTCATGATATTAGTGATCGGATTAAACACGTTATTCATGAAGCTACCGATCATACCTTCAGGCTTAATAGAGCGAGACTCATTAAGAATCCTGTGGATATTAGCGATATCCCGAGACGCATCTGTGCTGTAGTATACCGTCTTAGGGAGCAGGTCAAAGAATCCAGCCGACTTCTCGTTGGCGGCAATCGTCTTATTCTTATTGATTCCCCGCTTGGACCATGCCAAGAGAGCGTGACCTTCCTTGGGAGTCGCAGAACCAAAGGTACGTGCGAAGTTAGAAGCGATAGCGATATCGTTGGTAATGTTAGTAGATACCGCATGCGCCTTAGACAAGAACTCCAAAACATCCTTTGTCTCTTTTAGACCCTCATGCTCCATCCATGCACGAGAGTTTTCCAAGATAGACTTTTCGGGGTCCATTGTCAGCTTAAGGCCCTTAGCTTCAGCCACAGAGTTCCAGTGCTTAGCCAAAATACCATTACGAGTAATAATATTGTTCTTCGACACATCAAAGACCGAGTTCACTACATCGTAAAGCTGTTTAGCAGAATCAGTAGAAGGCACAAAACTAGCATGATCTTTACCAAGTCCCTTAACATGAACAAGACCCTCATTCTGAATAAGCTTCCAATCCTCCATAAGCTTATCAGGATTCTTGGCGAGGTAATTAAGAACGCCGCCGTGGAAGATAGACTGCATTCTTACCTGCGTATGAAGGCCAGTACCCATAGCGCGAGACATACCAGAACCGTCAAGACCAAATCGAGTGCTGAAGAAGGATTCGATAGGGTGAATTCTCCGCCAAGCGTCCAGCGATATAGCCCCGCTACGTACATCGTATAGGTCAGCAACAATATCAGGACTCGCACCGGGGGCGTTAACAGAAGCTTCTTCTGCCCCGGCTTGCTTAGCTTCTTCTGTGGCATCATCGACATTCTTTGTATTCTCCACCTTAATAGCTTCTTCGGACTTAGGATCTTCTGCGAGCTTAGCTACCTTAGAGGCAGTCTTTGCAGTCCGCTGTTCAGGCTCCTTCATAACCTTGGCACGAAGATCATGCATTTCGGTTTCCCACAGCATGTACTTCGTGGAATCCTCTTCCCCGAGGGCGGCCTTTCCGTCCTTGATAGTCTTCTCCATCTCCTGCATGAAGTCACCCATCGAGATACCGCTATTGGCCTTAGCCATAATCTTAGCGAGAGTTTCTTCGCTTACCCGGTCAACCATAGCTCCCAATTCTGCACCGTGCTCTTTAGCGTTCACGATCATTCGGTTATTGAGATTCTGGTAAAGGGTATCACTCTTAGTCCACCGCTCTGCGGTAGCCTTTAGTCCAGCAAGATAATTGGCCTTGGCTTTAGCGTAAGGAACATCCTTACTAACGCCAGCCCGGATAGCGGCTTCCATACCGAACTGGTGAATTTCACCTTCAGGAGATACACCCCTAATGCGGCCAACAATCTTATCGGAGACACCGTTACGCATAACGTTATCAGCATCTTTATAAGGGCCGCGGTAGATAGCACGGTCACCGGTAAAGGCGTGCATGATATCTGCAACAATATCGGCCTCACTCTTACCGGCTATTTTAGCCCGGACAAGAGCCTCTACACCGGTAGCGAAAGCCTGCGGTTGCATGTGCTGAGTCTTACCAGCAAAGAACCGGGTTTCCATGTCCTTGAACAGAATGTCAGTCAAGTCGTCGATACCGAGGTTAACGCCGTGCGTGGCCTTAGCGGCCCTACCAAGATCAAGGTAAGGAGCAATACCCATAGCCCGGAGGTTAGCCATAGAAGCCTGCATGGTCCGCTTATAAAGCTCCATCTTAGAGAATACCGGCATACGTTCTCCGGTCTTTTCAAGATACTGCTTAGCGATATCAGTGATACCGGTAATAGCGGACTGGTGCATAGCGACGATAGATTGAGTTCCCCACTTATCCGGGTGAATAGCGATACCGGTCTGAGGGTTAGGCGTGTCAGACTTAGCGCCGCTATCCATTGTAATAGGCAGGTCCTCAGAAGCCTGACGCTTTAGGCCGGCCTCCATCGCATTCTTCGGAAGAAGCTCCACGTCCCTGTGGGAAACCAATTCAGGCTTAAAGGCTACCTTCTTATCCCCGACCTTATAGTTGATCTTGGTAAGCGGCATACTCATCTGGTGATTAGCTTCGATAGCCCTAGTTGCCCTACGGATAAGAGTCTGTTCCACAGGAACCTTATCAATAAGATGAGCCGTTTCCTGATTACCTACTCCCACAGCCTGTCGTGCATCTTTGGAGGCAGTCTTGGCTTCTGCTTTGGCGGCGGTTGCGGCCTTAGCAGACTCGATATTCCGCTTCTTCCAATCAGCGAACTCCTTCTTGAAAGCGTCCCTAATATCCTTCTTAGGGGCAGACTTAGAAAGACCCAGCTTTTCAGCCATGTGAACCAGTTCACTATCCGTGGCATCATTATTGATATAGCGAACCATATCGTTGACGTTACGAGTAGCGGACCTGACACCCTTTAGCTCTTCAGGAGAGAGCCCATGATGTTCCGGCTTAATGCCTGACAGCTTAGGATCGTTAAAGTCGATAGGCGTTCCGGGAACAGTTTCGGTAACCTTTTCGGTAGCAGGTTTAGGGACTTCAGGAGTCGCTCTAAATCCGTCAGCAAAGGCAGGGTCGATACGCTTAAGAACGGCAATCTTTTGTTCATTGGTAACGGCCTTATCCCAAGCCGTAGCAATAACGCGGGGATGGACCTGCTTTCCTCCGAACTTAATAGTTCCGATACGAATATCGTCGCCTTTACCTTCAGACTTAGAGGCTCGTTGAATGCGAGCTATCATTGCCTGAACATCGACCTTACCCTTACCCTCTGGTGAAGGAGTAGGAACCTCTACGTCACGTTCCAGAGTTTTATCAATAGACCCTTCGTGAGCCGCCGCGTGGTTGACCAGAGTTTCAGGGTCATACGCCTGCTTAGAGAACTGGACGTTATTAAGGATATCCGTCATGTTCTCATGCTTAGCCTGAGCAAGAATCTCATCAGGGTTTACGGCAGTATCGACTGGCTTAGGGTCATTGGTAATAGGCTTATCGATAGGCTTAGCGGCTTCGGTAAGTCCGTCCGCAATAGTCTTTTCTTCAGCAAGAACTTCCGGCGTCTTTACAGGAACGTCAGGCTTGAAGTCATTAGGAACGAGCTTTCGTCCGTCTGCTCCCACAGTTGCCGCTTCTTTAGGGACAAGACCCGCAAGCTGATCGTCTACGTTAGTATTAAGCTGGGTAGGGTCAATAGCTTCTGCATCTTTGGGATTAGCGGACTTTGCGAATGGAAACTGGAATCCCACAGCCTTGCCACCGTTGGCGGCTTTATAGTCAGCATATCGGGCCGCGGCTTGGCCTTTAGCCTGAGTAAACCTATTAAGGAATCCGGCATTATCAGCGTTATCAGCAATCTCCTGAAGCCGGGGAGCTACCGAACCACCGACTTCCCCAGCATCCTTTACCGCCTTAGTAGCAACTTCGGCGGCGGCCTTTCCACCTTCTTTAAGACCCATAGCGGCACCCTTAGCAAGAGCCGTACCGCCGACAGTAAGGTATGTTGTGGGGTCCAAAGCAACGTCACCGACAAAGCCACCGATACCCGCGATAGTCTTATTAAGACCATCTTCAGGGTCGAGGCCCATATCCCGCTGACCGTGGGCGATAACATCGGACCACGTTTTAACCTCGTTAGCGTTACCGGTAGCCGCCATAGCGCCCTTACCGATACCACTAAGTGGAGAAGCCGCAATATCAAGAAGCCCACCAAGATCACCTTGACCGACCTTATCAATACCTGTAAGGGCATCATCGGCTACGTTAGCGCCTGCATAAGTAAACCCTGAGAGAGCATCCAGCACTTGTTTAATAACAGGGGTATTGTAAATCTTTCCGCCGATAGCGCCAACGGCGTCGAGTCCGCCCTTTTGCATTGCGGCATCAAAGGCGGCGTCATTTCTTCCCTGTGTCGTATCCCCCTGTGGGTCGACATAAGCACCGAATCCGCTTTTGGGCACAGAAGAGCCGACAGGGACAGCGCTTTTATTCAGAATATTTCTGAAAGCAAGGCTAGATAGCGTATCTGACGCATTAGAAGCTACCGGCTGATTCATAGCCGTTTGGTAAGCTTCTCGCCACGAGGGCACTGCGTTGTTGGCGTTATCTGCCATTTTCTGTTCCTATCGGCTCTTTGTTTTTACTGTAGTGTTGAACCAAGCATACCCGAGAACATAGTGTTAGGGGAATTATACTTGCTTGAAGCCTTGGCATTTTGGATTGTTGCCAAGGCAAGATTCAAGTCAAGCTTAGGATCAACCTGCATCATACTTCTTAGAATGTCCGTATCCGTAGGTTGCATTCCCGCTGGAGTGCTGGCGCCTGCGACAGCCTTTGCATAAGCACTGACATATTGAGTGCCGTTACCTCCCTTGGAATTAACATAGTTAGCAGCATCATCCATATTGTTATTACTGCCCGCTTGCCTACCTTGGGCGGCAATAAGGGCAGACTGAACACGGCTGTTTTGATCAGTTTTATATCTATCGTCTGCCCGAGTAAGTTCTTTATCGTACATACCGTAAAGACCAGACATTTTAGACAGGTTATCCTGATAGGACTGATTTCTAGCCTGCATTGCATTCTGTTCGTACTGATTGTTAATATCCAGCTTTTTGCTATCAAGTTGTCCAAGAACACCGGAAAGCTGGGAACGGAGAGCGGCCTGACGTGCACTACCTTCAGAGATAAGACCGTCGGCCCTAGCGGTATTAGCGGTAAGATCAGCACCACCATACTGCATTGCCTTATCCACAGCCGCCTGCTGATTCTGAGAAGCATTGGCGATTGCTTTAGTCTGTGTCTGACCTGCATCTCCCATACCGGCCTGCTGAATCCCGAGAGATTTAAGCATTTCGGTCTGGTCCTGCATCTCCTTATGCCGATCATCCTGAAGTCCCTGCACAGCACCGCTATACATGTTATTCAGACCGCCGACGAGGTTAGCGTTGTTATCCTTTAGCGTCTGGTTATCAGCAAGAGTATCTTGCTTTCCCTTAGCGTAGATATTACCGATAGCCTGATCAGACTGGTCGAAGTTCTGGTTAGTCCGATTTTCAGCATCCGCAATAGCGGCAAGCTGAGCACTCCTAGCCTGATCCAGATTCGCCATATAAGGGCCTGAGTCGTATGGGTCCTTATTGTTGATCGCCGCGAGAATGCCATCAATCATCCGATTACCCTGCTGCTGTGGAGCTTGGGCGGTAGAAGCAGACGGCATAAGAGATGAAGCAGGATTAGGGTCAAACGTCCCACTAACTCCCTGATCAAATCCACCACCGGAAGGGGCGGCTTTGATATCGGCACTTCCACCACTAGCACCACTCATATAAGAAGGAGTAGTATACTGAGCGGGAGCCGGGTTATTGGTTCCTGCAAATCCCTGATCCTGATTCTTCTTACCGCCGAACAGACTATTAAGCCAGCCGGGGATATCAAGACCTCCGCCGCCAGAAGCGCCACCCATATAAGCAGGGGTGTCGTTATAGTTTGTCATTGAATCCCTCCTTACAGGGTTTGAGACTGTGAAAGCCTATTAAGAGCATCCCGTCGAGCGGCGGCAATATTAGCCTGATTATCAGTCTCAGCATTGCCACGGTTGAAGTCGAGAGTCTGCAACTGATTACGGACTCCCTGATCTAGATTCTGCCCCTGAAGATCGTACTGAGTACGGCTCTTGTTAAAGTCTTGGCTGTAAAGGCCAGAGTTAACCATACCGCGATTAGCAAAATCTTCGGTAACGCCTCGAAGTCCCAAGTCTCTATTGCGCTGAATACCGTCGCGAGCATTATTATAATCAACGCCCATAGAGCCGCCCGACAAAAGATCGCTAAGATTAGCCGACTTAAGACCATCACCCTGTACTCCATATGCTTTCTTACCGGCCTGAGCTTCATAATCGGCTACATACTTCTTAAGCTTGGAAGCATACATAGCGGCTTGATCGCGGAAGGTCCCATCAAGCTCGCTATCGTGCCCACCATTGAGATAGTCAGCGGAGGTATAGTCCGGCTTAGGCGGCGCTGCCGGAGAAGAAGTAACGTCACCCGGCTGATAAAGACCCGTACCCCCTCCCACAGACCCCCCACCGCCATAATTGGAAGTGGGGGCCTGATATATTGGGCTGGGGGTAGAGAATATCTGTGGAGAGTCATATCTTACAGGTGCGGTGGCGGGTGCCTGAATAGGAGCCGCAATCTTAGGCGGGGGATTATACTGAGGGGCACTTCCAAAACTTGATCCGAGTGAATCGAATAGTCCCACTATTTACCTCCTGCGATTTGCTTCAGCTTAGCACTGCGGACCATATCAGCGGTGGGCTTGCCCCCGTTCTTGGCTTCGGCTTTCTTCTGAGCAGGAGTTTCATCCTTCTCTTTCATGCCGTCGCCGTCGTTATTCGGGTCAGTCTTTCCACCCTTTTTCTTTGCGATAAAAGCGGCAAGGCCGGGATTCATAGCCATTAATTCATTCCGTTCGGCTTATTGAGCATCTGCACTAGCATTTGCCTACGAGTGTTGTTTTCGTTATCTCTTGTAGCATATCCAGAAGTGTCTATGCCTCCCGACCCTGCATGCGGGCTATTGGACGAACCGTTGTAGATTCGGCTTCCCACAGCAAAGTCATTGTTAGCCGAATAGTTAGTCGCCATATTGGCATTCGGCTGAGGGCTAAGCCCGAGGTTAGTACCTAGTTTACCGATCGATTGGTTATAGCGATCAATGTAGCTATTAGGTCCAACTCCCATAGTAATTTACCTCTAATTCTTTAGTCAATTCCTAGCTTACCTTCGCTACCGCATTTTCCTTGGGCAGAACATAGGAAGTGATAGAGAATACTTTACAAGGTCCTGTTGCTACGTCTCCGGTAGTCGTCAATGTCAGTTCATAGGCGATCTGACGAAAGCGTAGCGACTTTAGAATCTTGATAAAGAGGCGGCCATTGTCAGTGAGAGCATTGGTTACATCTGCGGTATCCAGAATAGTAAGGGATGTGTTCAAGAAGCTTAGCGGACTACCCCACGTACCTGCGGATAGCTGGGTATGGGTATACGCAGACAGCTGGCCCCATGAAATAGGAAGCTGTTTAGCGATCGGAATAGCCTTAGCCGCAACACTCCGGGTTGTTTTGACATCAGCACCCCACCAGAACAGTCGCTTAAAGGATGAAGGAGTCTGGTAGTCATAACTCTTTGTCCTCATCGTACAAGTGATAGTCTCCACAGGGGTAGCTTCATACTTATCACAGATGGTGATAAGTATATCCGGCGTATTTCCTCCGGCGGTTAGCGTTGAACCGGCTCCTGCGGCGATATAGGTACTTTGGTTAGCAGATGAGGTATCGGCTGGAAGCTGGTAAAATCGACCGGGAGTTCCAACTGTACTTCTCCATTGGGACCACGACTTTGTATCGATGAAATAGCTGTAGATGGTGTTATAGTACCTAAACACCAAGCGCCGTGTAACGACAGAGAGAGATACGTCCGGTGCAACTGAATCCACCCCATTCGGGTCAAGATTAAACTTCACCGTTCGGTTGATCTGATTATAGATATTGTTGATAAGTTCATAAACGCGGCCCTGAGAATACACATAGACGTAATTCTCAAAGTCCACGACACAGTATTGATTCGCGGCACCGATATAACCGCTGACCTTATCCTGCTGACCCTTAGAGGGGCTACCGGGATAAGAGAACCGCCACGTTCCATCATTCTTAAAGATCAAGATAGAGTTGTTAAGGGGCAACATAGCGGTGATAAAGCCACCTTCACCCGGAGCAACGTCAAAGAAGTCCGTTGCTGTAGTCCACGTATCCAGCTTAGGCGAACCCGAGCTATCAATCGTGGAGAACATTACGCGGGAGCCGGTAGCCGCATCTCCCGTCCCTGCAATCCAGAGACGTGATTTATAGGCGATAAGGATATCGCCCTTTACAGTACCGGCTCCCGTAATCGTAAAGTCCGCCAGCGTACTATCTGATTTACGCCATTTGAAGCCTTGGATAGTAGCGGCGGTTCCCACAGAGAAGTAGGCCATATCCTGAACCTGTGCGTATCCAGTGACCTTGTTATTATCTCCCGAGAGCAGTTTAATCTGCACGAAAGAAGAGGGGTCGCCACTTAACATATAGCCGAGGGACCAGTTAGTACCCGTCCATTTCTGGGCGATAACGTACCATTCTGACGTTGATACGCGGTAAATACCCATAACCTTCCAGCCTACCACGGAACTATCTGTGGGAAGAGTACTATTGGGCACTACCTGCATAGGCGGCCTCGAAGTGAGAGCACTATCGAGGCCAACCTCGAAGTTAACCAAATCAACGACTTGGTTATCCCCAGCCTCACCGGCTTGGGAGACATTGTTAAGACCCCCCGTAAAGGGGCCGATAAGGACTGGTTTACCAGACATTAATATGAGTCCTCTAGGTCTAGTCGGATAGTTGGGAAGTCAGAGTTTTGTGTGACAGTTCGGTTGGAATGAATTCCCAACGTTTTCTCAAACTGAGTCTGCTTCATTTGCGCCATTTGCGCGTTCTCATCAAGTTCATATGCCTGTCCAAGACAGTATTGAACCAGAGCGGAGTAGTAGCTATCGGGAATAGTAAGGGCATCGGTATTAGCGACTACCTTAGTAGGCAGAGCGGTAAACCGAAAGGTAAGCCCAAGCGGGTATCCCGTAGACGGTACAGGGTAGAGAACGAGGTTTCCCTCTTCTTCGTACCAAGCTACGGGATCACCGGTATTTCCATCCCCGAGAACAAAGTTCTCTGCTTCCTGAACCGTGATAGGCCGGAGCATAGAATCGTTGAATCGAACAGACGTAATACGGGAAATATTAGACAGATTAGGGTCAGCGGCGAGAGGGTAATTGCTTTGATTAGCAATAACATCGGTCTTAGCCAACCGCTGATTTACAGTGGTATTCTGATCTACAATTTCCCGCTGGCCGTCATTAACCCAACGGATGATATCAGCATCATTGATCTGAACGCCAGACTCGTCACCGAACTGGCGTTTGACCGAAGTGATGATATCAGTAACGGTTCGTGTATAGCGTTCAATAGGCATGTGTTATCCGATACCAATAGAGGGGAACTCATTGTCTGCCCCAAGTTTACGACCGTTAATACGGTAGGTATGGAGCGGGCTGGAAGCAATAGCGTGAGCTACTTCAGCCCGCTCCATAAGGTGGTCCCGCTCTTCCTGCTTACGAGCCTGCTCTTTCTTTGCCTGAGCATCAAGCATGTTCTGGTAAAGCTTCTTTTCACCGTGACGAGCAGAGTCATTCTCCCACAGCCACCGCATAAGGAAAGGCGTGTTACGCGCCATTTCCTCAGAAAGCTCTTTAATGACGAATCCGCCAAGCTGATCTACCAGAGCAAAGGGCTTATCAGCACTATGCTCTGCCCTGTTTTCCGTGGGCTGGTAAGCAACACGAAGATTGGGATATGCCGCATTTACCTGAGCGTCACATTCCAAGACTTCCGAGGGGATAAGGGTTGACCCAACGAATTCAAACATTAAATATCTCTCCTAATTAGCAGTGAACACAGCAGCAACAGCCGCCATGCTGTTCAGACGTAACGTGATCTTCCGGAGGGTTAACCACAGGGGCGGGGGCGAGAGTGACGTTATTAACGCGCTCTACAATCTCGTCAATCTTGGAAGCATAAAGGCCGGGGCACGCGGTAGCGACCCAATCCATGTGCTTATAGATAAGAATCTCTCCATATGTGGCTTCGAGCCAGCGAAGAAGAGATTCAAGAGTAAGAAGATCGCCGGGGGTCATTTCCGGTCGGCACTCAATACCGACGGTAATAGCATTGCCGTGAGCATTACCGGCGTGCCAAGCGGCATCTTCCGGGGTAACGATACAGAGAACCTGATCTTCCTGAAGAATAAAGTGCGCCGAGGTAGGCGTGTTGTTATTACACAGGAAATTGGCTACATCAGCGATATTCTGACCCATGTTTCCCCAGTGATGAATCGTAGCGCCGCTAATAACGCGGTTTTCGAGGAATACTGTGGGAACATCATCATGAGCGGTGTAGTTCTTGGAACTCCACCGCTCTTCGATAACAATTCCGTTATCAAGCGTAGGCATTTCGCCTCCTATTTAATTGTGATTACTAATGGCTGGCCAGATTAGAGCCGCGACGGCGACAGCAAGACTACCTACGGAAGTTGTTTTAGTCCAACTTCCGTTTTGCTTAGCTCGTATTTCTTGGATATGAGTCGTATTTTCCACGACCTTATTATTAACGGCAGTAAGGTCGGTTCTCAGGCTCTTAGCAACGTCTTCATTATCCTGAAGTCGCCTGCTTTGGTCAATAAGAGCCTGAGAAACCATTCCTTCAAGCCGCCCAATATCTACTCTAACTTGCCCAATAGTGTTGCTATCTCCAGCTTCCATTGGACCTCTTTCAGTTAGATAGGAGACTAAGCCGCCGTAGCTACCCAAGTTCCTAGAGTGCCGTTACCTGTCCCCACAGTGCATACATAGATACGCTGAGTTGCCGTTCCCGGGGTATCGGTTCGGAAGTAGTAATTACCTACTACACCGCCGTTAGGCACAGTCGCCAGAGAAGGGACGCCCGAACCGACAAAACTATTATCAGAGCACTCGATGAGAGTTCCGAGGTTCTTTTGACGGAAGAACTCAGCTTCGGCGCCCATCGGATCATAGAGAAGGGCCGCGAGAGCCTTCGCGGGGAAAAACCGCCTAAGCCGGACAGCGTACGATTCATTCGCGTGCTTGTATGCCGGATCATTGGCATTATAATTAGCCATTGTGACCTCCTAAGTCTATTTTATCTTAACAGTTAAATAAGCTATTTGGAACTACTCTTACGTGATAAGGTTAGGTGAGATGGTCTGTGTAGTTGCGTCACAGTTAATCTTGGTAGCGTGCGTCGTATCTCGGCAGTTAGTGCCGATGATAATGACCTTATCAGTAGTAGTCGTGAAGATACCGTACCGAAGAGACTGGTAATATCCGCCGTTAACGCTAAGGCCGGTTACGTTAGTAACCCGCAGAGAGTCATAAGTAGCCCCTGACCCGCCGCTAACGTGACCACCATTAATGCAATGACCTGTTCCTCCGTCAATAAAAATTCCATACTGTGCCGAAGCCCTGACTTTAGGACTAGTCAGATCGATACGGTTGCAGGTAAGGAAATAAATTCCGTGCTGACCAGCCGTGTATGCGGTATCATTGGCAGAAGTAACATCATCGACAAACTGAATCTGAATACCGTGGGTTCCAGAATTATTTACCTTGTTATTACCCACAGTAAGATTTTTGGATGGAACACCAGAACTCTGTCCTTCGAGAAGCATCCCAGAAGCAGAGCCACCATATATCTTGTTATCAAGAATAGTAGCGCCGTCAAAGTCACGAACTCGAATAGGGTTTGTCCCACAGTCCCGCATTGTCATATTGATGATTTCCACATCATATGACGTGTGCTCGTTTTCCCCGGAGGCTTTACCAACACTAATACCGTAGTTGCAGTGGTTAGCGACGCCATTAAGGATTCTAATGCCGCGCTGTTCGGTAACGCTGTCATAGGTGTGGACGGCATAAGCTTCACCATTACAGTCGGAGCTACTATTTCCATCTGCGGTAATGTACTGTCCCCGGAGATAGAAACCGTGCGTACTACCCTGAGACGTGTTGTCCTTGAAGTTCCAGTAATAGCAACTCTCGTGACAATCCCAAGCCGCACTTGCAGAAAGCTGACCGTGGTTATTAATCACGTCAACATAGATAGGCGGGTAATAGCCGCCTCCTGCAACATGGTGTTTGTTGTTGTAGAAGTAGTTGTTTCTCACAACGACATGTTGAGAGGCTTCCCAAATAACAACGCCATAACCGGTGCTCGATGAGGTAGAGCCTCGGTAGGCTCCCTTTTCAATAAGACCGTTGAGAACGTACTTATATCCAACAGCACAGTCCTCTGCGTTATTAACGTTAACTTTTTCGAGAATGATATCTCGGCCGTATCGAATTTGAATGCCGTTGTGCCGCTTACCGGCACCTGTAACGCCGTCACCCATATCGATAGTAATGTCGTAAATCTCGACACCTACAACCGGAGTAATCTCCTGAAGAGTCAAACCGCTCGTTGAATATCCAAACTGAGTACCGAACTGAAGTGTAATCTGTGAAGAAGAGTCCACAGACTTGACGATAACCATTTCACCTTTAAGGCGGTCATTACCTGCGCGGACCATTCCGGGGACAGGTACTTCATTGTTAGCGATAAGAAGGATATCGCCAGCCGAGATACCTGCTGTGGAGGCAATTCCGGTAATGACCGTCTGCCATTTAACGATAAGAGTGGAGATAGCTACGGTTGCCCCGATAGAGCCGGAGGACGTAATAGCAAACTTCTGGTCCAAAGCGGTAGCACTGGGGATGCCGGTGGCGTCGATAGACATACCATTACCCCAAACAGTGCAACCGCTTTTAAGCTGTAGCTCACTGGTAATCTTATAGCGTGCTCCTGCCTTACCGATAAGGACTTTATTAGTGCTACCGGCAAAGAAGCTATTCAGAAGAGCAGTATCGTCGCTTCCGGTGGGTTCCGGGAAGGAGATAAAGTCATCATCTTCCGGCTCATGAAGCAAACCGGCATTCGTGAGTCGAAGGTACTCGCCTTCGATATCACCGTAGAGCAGAGTAGGATCGGCATTTCGTGCCGGGAACTGAGCGATAATTTTCTTATAAAGAAAACTTCGTCTCTGCTCCACGTACCCTGCCCCGTAAGCGGGAGTAGGTAGTGCGTTAACCACAAGAAATCCTCTCTTAAAAAGAAGGGTGGCCTATTGGCCACCCTTCTTTAATTATTTAGATCCAGAACGCGGTAACAGAAAGCGTTGAGGCGGGTGCTACAGCGGATCGCGGAATAGAAGTATCCGTAGCCGCAACCGTAATAGCCGTAGTCATGTTAATTGCATAGATCATCTCATATGTAGCACTAGAGCCTGCCGGAATAAGAATCTGAACAAAAGGCTCTGTAGTGCCGATGGTCGGTGCGGTGGCGTTATAGAAGTTACAGTAAACAGCCGATGCACCGGGGTTTGTAATAACCCAACCGTAAAGCCTGCCTGCCGTCGCCTTAATAGACTGAGATGCGTTAGTCACACCGATAAGACGAGTAGCCGTAGCAGTAGTGCCCAAAGTAGCGGAAGCAGCAAGACCAATAGTTTGGTTAGAAAGACCGACGTTACCTGCAACAATGGTTATAGGGATAGCACGGCCTGTTACAGCGTTGCCTCGACCGGCGCCAACTTCTACCAATACGTCATTGGTATCCTGAACAATGACAGTATCGAAGAGGTTAATAGTACCGGCGGTAGGAGCAGTGCCGAGGTTCTTAAACCGCATCCGAACGAAATACTTTTCTTCAGGATCAAGAGTAGTGCGGGTCTTAGTGACCCGGCTTGTACCCTGACCTGTGCTATCAACAGCGCGGTCCGTAAAGTCAACAACATCAATGCGAGCATCAATTTCACGAATAACAGAGGTACCGGAAGTTGCCACCGTAACAGTTCCCGTAGGGGACGCAGGGTTGGAGTTTCCGCCATTCATGTGAGTAGTCTTAGCCAGCGTGTTAGTAACGCCGTCAAACATCCAGCCAGCATAAGTAGTGCCTGCGGCGTTAACTACTTCAAGATAGATTTCTTGGTTAGCGACGCGCTGGTTAAGGCTGTGACTCCACTGAACCCGAAAGGGTATAGTAAAGCTCTGAAGAGACTGAATGATTGTTTCTTCGTTAATACCGGTGCCCATGTTAACGCTAAGAGAGCCGCCAGATACAGTAGCCGTCATACCGGCACTAATAGTAGCTGACCAGATAGACGTGTCGAGGGCGGTGCCGTTGAAGTTTCGGCGCCATGCGCGATGCTTACCTTCCACGGCACCTAGGGAATTAGCATTTGAATAGTCAGTAGTTGCCATTAATAAATCCTTTCAGGCATAAAAATAGGGAGGTAGGGATTAACCCTACCTCCCTATTTGTTTAGTTATCTACTAGGAGATATCTTCGGTGATGTTAGTAACAACACCGTGAGAGTTACGACGGCGAGTACCCAGTTCGCTGTACTCGTAAAGAGTAGCGACATAGGCATCATATCGACCAGAAGCATCGACCTTCTGCTTCCACATAGACCCATCGCGGTCCATGAACTTGAATTCATGGGGGCGATAAAGCTGAATCTGCTTTTCGTTAACGAAGTAGGCAGTCGAAGCCGGAGCATCGATATCTGCAATCATCGGAAGCGAGCCGGAAGAACCAGCATTGAATTCCAGACCGGTGTAACCGCCCTTGAATTCCTTGGTATCCGTAAAGCGCCTCTGCTGAGTAAGAAGCATCCAGTAAGCGCGCTGAACACCGAGAGTAGTCAGAATAGCGGTGGGCTTAGCACCGTTACGGCGAATACGGTCCGCCATACGCATAAAGGTTGCTTCACTAAGAGCAGTAGAAGTACCGCCCTGAGTGTTCTTTTCAGCCGCCCATACTCGCTGAGTAGCAGGAGCGATACCGTAAAGGGTAGAGGTATCGTCGATGATAGCCGAAAGGCCAGTCCACTCACGACCAAAAGAACCCTGACGAACAAGGATATCACCGGCGATAACACCGGTAAGAGTACCAACTACCGTAACAGTAACGTTAGTGGTGTTTGCCGTAGTAATACGGATAGCCGCCGCACGAACAGCGGAAGTAGCGGCTACCTGAATATCAACAAGCTCGTCGTCCTGAACGTGCTGAACAGTATCAAGAGTAATAACCTGACCAGCGACAGATACCACAGTTGCAATCTTGCCGTTACCATTGCCGAAATACTGGCGGTTACGGTCTTTAGCAAGGTCCTCCTTGATACCGGAAACTTCCATTTCCATAGCATCGGCAAAGGTCTGGTAATCCTTAGTGGCCAACTCGAAAGTCTGGCCGTTAAGTTCAATACCACCGTACTGATACTTCAGGTTAAGCTGAGCACGAGCCGTACCCTGCTTGCCCGCATTGGGAAGAACTTCGCCTTCGTTACGGGCACCAACACCCGAGTTACGAGAAGTGTGGAGCGGGAATACGACGTACTTACCGCCATAAGGCAGAGTACCCGTACCGTCCGAAGAGGACCCGATTCGGTTATAAGAAAGGGTATCGTTATTAAGCTGTTCGTTAAGAGAGCCCGAGTACACTTCCTTAAGAATGGGGTCAAGGTTAGCCATAGTCTGTGGCATAACGATTATCCTTTCAAAAGTCAGAAAGAAGGCTCGTATTATTTAGTTATGAGCCTTCATTAGCAATTCTCAGCATCTCAGCGACTCGTGCCGTGCGATCTTTAGCAGACATAGTCCCGATGTTTTCCTGAGAACTAGGGAGTGCCCTATTCCCTCCACCAGAGAGATTGGGCGGGGCAGGTGTACCCGGCTTTTTAAACCATCCCATTCCATCAAGCTCTTTAGCGGCGGCAACCAAATCTTCGCGGCCACCACTAACAGAGGCATTAGCGATTGCTCGCTTAATGATTTCCTGATGGGGGATATGGGGATAGTTAGTTTGAAGCTGGGTAATCTCGGTATTCAGCTGGGTATTAACCTGCTGTTCAATCTGCTGATTTTGCATCTGAACTGCAAGCTGGTTAGCAAGCTGTGCCTGCTGTGCTACCTGCTGAAAGCGAGGGTCTTTACTAATATCGAATTCAGGAGTCTGTTCCAGATTACTGAGATCGAATTCACTCTGCGGTTGGCCTTGGCTATTCTGACCTACGGGAGCCTGCTGAGTAGGAGCCGCGTTCAAGGGAATGTAGTTATACTGGGTATTCAGGAAATCGAATACTCCCCGCGGGTTAGTCTGGAACAAATGCGCCAGCTGGAGAGACTGATCAATATCGTCTCGCCCTACTCCAAGCTCAACAAACTCCTTGAAAGGAGCATATGTCTGCTGTACCTCTTGCGTGTATTTGTCCTTCTTGGAAAGGTGCTCTTTCAGGTGTCCGTGAAATTCCTGCGGAACCGGAGAGAGAATGTCATTCCAAGCCGGGTTATCGCTAATGTCCTGAGAAGTATCGGGAGTGTTATCCGTAGTAGGTTCTACTACGGTGCCTTCTCCACCGCCACCATTCTCGTCGCCTTCAAAGAATCGAACAAAGAAAGGTTTACGAATTGCCATTACTTCTCATTTCCGAGTTGTGCCACAGAAGGTCTTGACTCTTTATTTAGTGTATTAAAGCTATTATCGTGCGTCAACTGGGTGCTCCGGCCGGAGCACTTTCATTGCTAAACTGGTTATTACCGCTAACATTAGGCCCACCGTTAGGACCCTTTGCCGGAGGACCGCTATCGGCTCCCGGCATTCCCCCACCACCCGGAGGGGCCATTCCCGGAGCACCACCACCGGCGCTACCGCCCTGCATAAGCTGAGTAAGCTGTGCCGTAGCCTGTGCGTCTTTATGCGCCTGAACATGCTTAGCGAACTGGTCCTTAATAGACTGGTCCAAGTTCTCAAAGCGCTGAGACTTCATAAAGTTCTGGTGGATAAAGATATGAACATCATCGTTATCGAAGTCGTTGCGTGGAAATAGCGGCCTATCGAACTTATCGAGAAGCTGAGAAACTACAGGGTCCTGACGTGCGGTATTTTCATCCATGCCATGCGTCATAAGATACTGCTGTTTCATAGCGTCAGCCTGTTGCATAGCCATTTGAACTTCTTCCACAGGAAGATTGGCCATTTTCATGTTCTCGCGCTTTGCCTGATTCTCATCTACCTTAACAAGCTGGTAGTAAGAACGCATATTAGGCAGGTCAAGCATTTCCAGACCCTTATCAGCGGGAATCATACCTCGGTTCATAAGGTCAGTAACAAACGCCCGCATTGCCGCCTGAGAGGTAGGCAGTGCTGTACCTTGATCGATACGAATATCTGTACCGGATTTGATATCAGCGCCACTCAACATAAGAACCGAGAAGGACTGGTCCATTCCGGTAGCCTTAATCATGCGCGGCTGGTCCCAATACTGCACAGCAAGCTGAAGAGACTGAGAAGCGGCCTCTTCTGTCGCGGCTTCAATAGAAGCATAAACCGACGACATAAAGCTATCGTCACGTTCCTGAAGGAAGTTAATAGCGGTAGCCGCTGTAACTCCACTAGGAGCGGAACCCTTGGAGACTTGATGCTGACCCGACATATCCTCCCAGTCGCGTAGCATCTCTTGACGCTCTTCGCTAATATACTGTGGCATAGGCGGGACAGGAATCGGAACCGGCTCTTTAAAGCCCGGTTTAATTGGAATAAGCTGACCCGGCTTAGAAGTCCAACGATTGAGATCGATAGAGCCTTCTTGAACAAAGTATCCAGCTTTAGCGGTAGCATTCCGATTCTCCACAGTCTGAGAACGGGACCTATTGATTTCCTTTTGGATAGGAATAAGGTCTTCGATTGTACTGGTTGAATAGTAAGAACCCGACTGGACGTTCTCGATCTTTACGAACGGGAACTTTCCATGAGAGTAAGGGATACCTTCCTCTGAGCAATAGACAATCGTTTTATCAACGATGATTGCCATTCCTCCGTTTGGAAACAGGTTCGTAGCACCTGGCTTAATCCACGCCTCGATAACGAGAGAAGAGTCAGGCTTAGCATTAGACTCAGTACCCACAAGATTGAGATAACGAGTCTCAAAGATTTCATTGGTCCCTACTACGGTCGGCTTCATATCAGGATCGAGCTTATCCCCGAAACGATCCTTTACGTCTTCCACAGACATTGTATAGGCGTGAAGGACGAAAGGCTGACGCTGAATATCCTGTTCCAGAAGGTCAGGCACAAAGATATGGAATGGCGTCGGAGCAGAGAAGCAGAAATCACCATCAAGGGTGCTATCCATCTGCTTATCTTCAGCTTCGCTATCCCATGCAACTTTGACGTATCCAACACCGCAGGTAGAGGTCCAGAAAGCCGCCTGCTTAAAAGCGGCGTCAAAACCCTTTTCCTCGCTAATATACTCCCAAATAGCCTCGCCAGCTTCAGCGGCAATGATATCTTCGTCCTCGGCGGAGGCAGGTTTAACCGTCGCCATAGGCTTCTGAGAAGTCATTTTATTGATTTCGGTTCTAACGGTAGGTCGAACCCGGTTAATAACCAGTCGAACTCTACCGGGAACCTGTGGAGCACGGATCAACTTACCTTTGAGCAGAGCAACATACTGGTCACCCTTAAAGAAAGCAAGGTTGATATACCACTGGTTTCTAATAGGAGCCACGTCATTCTTGCACTTATCGTACCGCGACTTAATCCATTCGGCACGTTTCTTATCAAGAATGGCCTGACCCATAGCCGCCAGCGCTTCGGGAGCCGGATCGTCTTTATCGATATATCCGTGAACCTCTCCGGCAGTCGTTTTCTTAGAAGGTGATGCCGTGCTCTTCGCTGTAATAGTCTCGCTCATCTGGTGTTAATCCTCCCCTCGCGGCGATAATAGCATCTATTTCATCCTGTGCATCGGACGTGTCTTTAAACTCAGAGCTTGCCGAACCCGAACTCATCGCCTGTACGGCCTGAAAGCTCATCGGGTCCTTTGTCGATAGCATCGCTACCGTCTTGTCCAGAAGAGTCGTCAACGGAATTACCGTCTGACTCATCATCTTCAGGCTTTTCAAGGCTAGGAATACTGTCGCCCCGAGGCACAACACGATCAAGGAAATCAGACACCAGATCAGAGAGTCCATCTTTAAGCTTTTCTACCTCTCGGGGTACGTTAGTGACTTCAGCATTCAGTTCTTCAATACGACGCTTAAGAACCTGTACTTCATCCTTAGTAGCCATACCAAGAACTCGTGCCATTTCCTCTACGTCGGTTACCCGGATATAGGCGATGCCGTGACGGTCATCAAGATCAACTCCAAGGTCAAATACTGGACCGTCACCAGAGTTATGAATAACGTCCGAAGCCATGTGGCCCCACGGCTTTTCAAGAAGTCCATAGCGTGAATGTGGATGGTAGTTATGCGGGAGCGTCACTGGATACCTCGTTAAAGATAGGCGTATCAGTTACAGGGGCCGTATCACTCGTGGCATTCCCCGACTCTGTTCCGGGTACTTCCTGTGAAACGCTTTCCGAAGTCTGCGTATCTCCTGAAGTCGTTTCTTCTGCCGGAGCTTCTTCGGAGGCAGTTTCTTCGTCATTGAACACCACATTCTCAATGAATTCGCCCACAGGAAGGACGATCGGCTTATTGATATCCTGAATTACTGCATAAGCACCCTGCGAAATCATTCCGGGGAATACCGAGTTAAAGTTAGGCTCTTCACCCATAACATTAGCTCGGTATCGCTCATCACGAATAGCGTCAATTTCATAGGTGTAGGGGCCGCCGCTGGCGGTGTCTACAGTAAGCATTACCCGACTCCTTCAAACTCCCAAGCGTCGGGAGAATCATAGATTTGATATACGGACTCTCTCGGAAAGCCCGGAGTTCCTGTGTCTCTTAATGGTACCTGCATATCAAGCACTGCGTCTATTGTCTGCATATTAGCGCTACGGACATTGCCCTTCTCATCAAAGGCCAAATCGGGCTGAAGAGTCATAAAGTACCTAAGAGAGTCGGGAGCATCATCATCCTTCTTATGGATAGTTCCCTTGGGGGCATTCTCAAATGCCAGCTTCTTAGATGCATATGTAGCCCACCTGAGACGCATCATCTGGTGTTCCAGAGTGGTGCAATCTTCCGTGTACTGCCAGAAAGGCCGACCCTTTTCGCGAGGATCGGTATCCGGCTTCATATATTGCTCTATCTTGATAAGACCGATGTTAACTGACGCCGGTCCAGTCGGTACGCCTTCAACCGCGAGGTATATCCCGTGGCGCGCATACTCTTGTATATCGGAAGTGCCTGTATTAGAGCGAGTCTGTCGCATAGCAGGATCGCCTGTCCGCAGGTAAACGGTGATACCAAGCGGCTTAAGGAAAGCATCTTCGTACTCCTTTACCTTTTTGGCCCAATCTTCGATAGTAGTAAAGCTCTCTACCATCTCATGAAATGTAGTAATATGACCATTAGGCTCAACAGCGTGCCAAAGCCAAGCAGTAGGGTGAGCCCAACCAATATCAATAGATGTGTAAACTCGCATGTTGCGGGTGAGCTTAAAGTCATATCCAGTTCGGTGAACTTCTGGATTAAAATTCTTAAAGACACGGCCACCAAGTTGGACGAATTGCCCCTTCTCGCGTGCCGACCTTTCTTGTGGATCAAGCCCTGATAGATATTCCTCAGCCTCTTCTTTACCGATGTGAGGGTTATCGAGCATATCCGCCTGAATAACATCAAAGATGGTATTCGTTCTGTCCTCCACCACAGGACTATAGATATCCTCGTAAACCCAAGTAAGACCGTCCAGCGGAGTCATGGAAATCCACCACGACCCGCCGGTATCAATTAGACGGGCACGACACTCGTTAAAAATATGCTTAGGGGGTTCTTCGTCAAAAGCGATAAAGTGTCGAGAAGTTCCAGCAAACTTATCCAAATCTTGGTCATAAGACATAAACTCAATAAAAGAGCCATTACTAAGAGTAAGAGTCTTAAGATACCGGTCATAGGAATCGTCCCATTTACCGTTGATGAGGTATTTGGCTGGTAGCCACTGCTGGAAGAGGGGTAGAATGATCTTTTCCAACCCGTTAGGAAAGTCAACACAAACCAAGCGACCCCTAGTGGGTTCTTTCGGCATAGTCCGATAAGGGTGAGTCTTTGTGAGCCACCAGAGGCATTCCGTAACATCGGCGATTGTCTTTCCTGCTCGGTTTCCACCGATATAGAGGCGTCCCTTTTTAGTGGACTTATGGAATTTGAGTTGTTTCTTATGTGGCTCATAACGGGAGAGGTTCGGAAGAAAGGCCGTTTTGGTCAGACTTTCCCCGAGATTCGCCAGCATATCTGACACTGTGAGTTGTTTCCTCGGGGGCATACCATTCTTTCGGTTCAGGTTTCCAACAGTATTTACATATTCTCTTGTTAGTGTAAACGCTGTAGAAGTAATCTCTCTTGTTCTGAGAACACATCGTCGTGCCTATCTACTTGTACTAGGTTAGGCTGTGGTTTGATCCACGGCGCCTTGCTGGGTTAGTAGAGCGATAACACTTTGCAAAGCGGCATTGCCGCCTCTAGAACCGGCTATAACTATGCCGTCAAACAAAAGCGGGGAGTCACTTCCGTTATGAACGTGACTCCCCGCCGCGGCCTGATTATTTCCCGGCCCCAAAGTATGATGATGTGATGTTGCTTCAGCGTCGGTATCGTCGTAAAGATGGAATAGCTTTACGTCCATAGGTCCCGGACTAGGATTATTAGGATCAAGAGCCATTACGTACCTTGCAGCTTCGTTACTTTAATTCGGCTGTCTCCGCTAAAGGTGCCGGAGCGGTTGTAGGTGTAGAACATAACGATTTCGTTAGCCGCACAATACTGAACCGCACTAAGCACTGGATTCCACGTCTTAGTACGCTTCATATCGCCTTCGGCAAAGATATGGTCGGTTCCCACAGTAGTCTTCATCGCCATAATACCGTCTGGAGGTATAGCGGACCCATTGATGGTCCATTCAAACTGATACAGACCTGCTTCTGTAAGTTTCGCAGTGTCTTGAGCGCTCGGCGTTACAAAGCCGGAGTTAAAGTTTACCTTTACGTCCGTGTCGAGAGTAAGAGTGCCTACTCCCCAGTTAGCGGAACTGTTAGGGTAGCCAATAGTGACGCCGGTAAGTTCACCGTGCTTGATCTTCTTACGTGCCGCTATCTCCGCGTTTACTTCGGTAGCAATAGCGGTAAGGTCAGCGACCAAAAGCGGAAGCGAATAGTTTTCACCGTCGTCAGGAAGTTGAAGTACGCTACTTCCAATACCGAGAGCAGTACTCATGGATATCTCCTATTAGAAATTACATTTCGATAGCCCGATTTCCCCTAAGCGAAAGCTGCTGGCCGATAGCCATTCTTTCGTTCGGGTCTTTCACGGTTTCATCGATAATCTCTAGTAGAATACCAAACAATTTCTGAGCGTCAATCTGCTTGTTCTTTGCCGGATCGAAGTGACCGGTTAGTTGGAAGCCGTATTCGATACTCTTCTGATCCCCATTGGCCATTTTATTAGCCAGTGCGAGTTCTGCTAGAGGAATCGCCGCCCTTACAGCGTCGCCTCCGAGCTTCTT